ACCTCCACCAGGTGCACCTATCATAGGTCTCTGGCTTATAGAAGATTGCGTTGGTTTCACATCATCCAAACTAAATGTAGATGATTGACCAGATGAACCACTCTTAAATGCTGTTGCAATGGAATTAGTATACTTAGTTCCCTTAGTTCCAAATCCATCAGCACCAACCACACCAGTCTTCATCCACTTTGCAGCAGCACCCATACCTTGGTTGTGTGCATAACCAAGTATCTCTAATTTTCTCTGAGAGTTTGCTTCCTTATACTCAGGAATACTCATCAAATAGGTATGATTTGCTTTTGTGAATCCAGCAAAGAGAGTCTCTTGAAGTTGTGGATCCTTTCTAAACTTTTCTCTCTCTGAGGGTGAATGACCAGGGTCACTAACACCAGCGTATCTAGCACCATCAGTTTTAGCATCAGCACCTAATTGATATCGACCATCGTAGTGATTACCAGATCCACCTTTAGCACCATATCCATTGTTAGGTTGTCCACTAGACTCAATAGAGGCAACAACATTCTTGAATACACCAAAATCTGAATCAGAAAATCCCATACTAGAAACAATATCAGATGCTCCTACCATTCCACCATTTTGATACCCAGGAACCATACCCATCTTGGGTTTATTAGTTCCACCAGCATCTGCATTCATACCCAATAAAGTATCAGCACCATATGCGTCTACAGCTTTCTTACTCATCACAACTTCACCAGGAGTAAGTGCAACCAGTTGGGTATCAGAACCCATACTACTAATTTTATTTCCTGTATCTGTAGCAACCTTACCACCACCTTCCATAAGTTCATAATACTTATTGGTAATATTGGTAACCTCACCACCACCTGTCATACCAGGAACCTTCATTGGTTCTGGTTCTGCTTCTGGTGGTTCTATTCTTGGTATCTGTAAAAGTGGTATGAGTGGAACGTTCAAAGATGGTATTTGAGGAATAACATCTAAAAAATCTATAGCATCTAGAGCTTTGTTTACATCATTTGCAAGCTTGTCAAATACAGATACATTGATGATATTGATAAAATCATTGATGGGTTTAATCACAACATTGAATATTGATTCAATCACACCATTGAAGAAATCAACGACACCATTAACAAGATTTCTGAAGAACTTTTTAGGATCAGTGAAGAGATCAACTAAACCAAGAGATACAATACCTCCCAGTATTGCCATAAAGAACTTCTTAATAGTTTCAAAGATGTCACCTATTGGTGATGCAATTTTCTTTGCTCCTGCACCAAGTTTTTTGAAGATAGCATTTTCACTCTTCTCCTCTCTCCCTTTCTTCTTTTCTTTCTCACCAGAGACTCTTGCTCTTTGAGAATCTTTATTTTGTAATTTCTGTTGATTAGTTAAGTTACCAAGAATATTCTCAAGACTATTTTCAATCTTTGAGAGCCTAGGAGCCACTTTCTCCACCACATCCTGTGACCCTCCATCACTCTGAACTTGAACTTTTTCTTCAGGTTCTACACTACCACCCATCAATCTTTTGGTAGGATTAGATACTGGTCTTGATTTTTTTGTTGCCTTACCTACTACAGAATTAAAATTAATCTTATTATTTTTTACCTTAAATTTGCCAGTCTCTTTCTTTACTCTATTATATTCTTTTCTCAGTAAATCATTATCACCCTTACCACCAACCATTTGATTGGCTGTCATCTTCTCTTTCAGAAGAGTTTTATACTCATCATAATCTAAGTCATTTACATTCTCTAATCCAAGAAGGCGAAGAATTTCCTCATCGACAATTTCATCGACAAGTTGATCCTTTTTAGTTCCTTCGTAGATTGCTAAAGCCATTAACTCCTCTGTTTAGCCTTTTCTTCTTCTTCCTCAAGGTGTTGTTGGAGAAGTGCGACATAAACATCACGCTCCCAAGGCATCATATTTTCAATCTCTGTTAATGAATATTTATGGTACTGCATCAACGCGAAATTGAGTTTAAAGTATCCCTCAAGATCCATGTGGATCATGGCTATGCGAAAAAACTTGAGAGACCTTCCAGTACAATAGTACTCTTCTCTTTAGTTTTAGGATTGACTACCTCAACTGTATGTGAAAGTTTAGGCATTGTCTCAAAGAACTTCTCAATCTGTTTGAATTGAAGTGAGTTCATACCCTCAAGGAACTCAAGAACTTCCTTCTTACTCACATCAGAAGTAGACCATACTTCTTCTTGGTTATAGATTTTATCGATACATGATGCAACAAGTTCAAATGATTTCTCAATATTCATATCATCTGACATGGAGAAGTTATTCTTGATGAACTGATCCAATGAAGGATACCTCATCTCCATCATCAACTCATCATCGAGTTTGATTTGTTTGTTGTGACCTTCACTCTCTACAACTTCAATCTCATCAAGAGAAATAGTAATAGGAATTTGTGTCTCACCATCATCAGGGGCAGTGATGTTGACTTCTACTTCTTCACCAACAGACTTACCACGAATGTTGAGAAACAAATACTCGATATCAAATGTAGGTAGTTGTTCTACTTTGACACCTCTACTAGTCACACAACTTTTAATTACAGCCTTAACTGCGTTTGTAATCTGTTTATTATCTTCACTCTCCAAAGCAAGAACTAGAAGTTTTTCTTCCTTTACCAAGAAAGGTCGATACTTAATAGTTTGTTTTGTAGAAGGTAACACCAATTCATATGTGGGTGTCGCAATTTTTGGTAAAGGCATAATATGCTATAATGTTTTTCAGTATGATTATTTAGTGAGTGTTTAAGAATTAAAACATGGATCGTAGGTTTCCATTTGGACCATAAGCAGGACTTCCATCAGGAAGTAATAATGGTCCATCACTTCTACCATCAACCAATTGTCCAGTAACAGAACTTCTCTCTCCAGCAATTGATCCAGGACCATTAGTAGATCCAAATCTTCCTGAAGTATTACCACTTCTTCCTAGGGTTGTTTCCAATACAGGTTCATTCGTAGGTCTATTATTATCACTCCTAGTTGTTGCTGGAGTTGTTCTTAATGGAACTTGGCCTGTAGACCCAATTCTATCAACATACCTAACATATCTCTGTATACTCATTGATACTGAATACTTAAGAATCTGACTTCCCTCATAAGAAATAGGAGTACTGACTATAGTTTTAGGGAAGGCATTGATCAGAGTATATGTCAGTTGAAATGTTTCATCATCATTAAATATACTCCGAGAAGGAGAAACATCTTTTTCAAACTTTACAATATGCATATTAGTCTTATAACTATTTGGATAGTTCATCCTATAGTTTGCTGCATATGATAATGCATTATTTCTAGACAACCTCTGACCATTTCCCTTACCAGAAATATAATCTAACCAACCATCAAACAAATTAATTACCTTATAGTCATGGTCAACATAGAATGTTAAGTCAACAGACTCATCATACATTCTTTGATATGCCATCTTCTCACTGACACCTTGGAAATCACCAACAATATCATGAGTTTTGAAACTACTACCCGGCAACACAGCACTATTACATAACAGTTCTATATTTTCACCATCAACCGCATAGTCAAACCCATTCTGTCTAAGGTGAGCTAGGACAGATGATGGTGGCGATAGTTTGATCTGGTATACGGATGTCTGTGCTAACTGAAGTATACGACTCTTCAGTTGTGATGTTTTGATGGGTCCGATAGCCATCTATAAATATACTTGATTACTATTACTATGTATATGAGTTTTGGGACAATTTGTAAAGTCAAAGTATAAACCTTCTCACCCTGAGAAGTATCAAGGCAATCCCAATAACATCATCTGTCGTTCCTCATGGGAAAGGGTGTTTTGTAAGTGGTGTGATACCAATCCCAACATACTTAGGTGGGCTTCAGAAGAGTTTAGTATCCCTTACATCTCACCAGTAGATGGAAGATTACATAGATATTATCCAGACTATCTGATTGAGTTTCGTGATTCATCTGGTAAGGTAAAGAAGCAAATTATAGAAGTTAAACCAAAGAAACAAACACAACCACCCAAACCAGGTGTTCGTGTTACCAAATCATTTCTTTATGAAGCTTCAATGTATGAAAAGAATATGGCTAAGTGGGCAGCAGCTACAGAGTTTGCTAAAGATAATGGTATTGAATTTAGGATCATCACAGAGGATGAGTTAGGTATCAAACAACATGATAGTAGACGCACTGGATCTGGAGGAGTACAACGGAGAAGACAGTCGAATAAACGGCCTCGTAGATGATGTCAGAATCTTAAAAAAATCTGACAGAATGATGGAAGCCATCCTCACTCTTCTCACTGATACACCTGCACCAATACCACAGGTTGGAGCATACTATACCTTCTCCTATAAACCAAAGACACCTAGGATTGAATATGATTCAAATCCTCTCATAGCTTGCACTGGTGTATATCAATGGGGATTTTCAGGTATCAACTACCACTGGGGAAACTATCGTAATTATACTTGGGAAGAACTAGTTACTAACCCATACCTAGTGTATCCATCAGAATTGGAAGACCTGAGAAGTATTCCATATCAAAATTACAAGATAAATAACTCGTAAGGTATAATCTAAATGGCCGAAATTAAGACCACTAGAGTTTGGAATGGTCTACCACTAGAAGAAACCACTGATACCGACACTGGTGTTACAGAACTCAGATCTGGTTCCTTTCTTGGAATTCAGGGAGATCTTTTAGCGACTGGTGATGCAAAAGGAAAGTGGTCTTACAATGATCAAGCAGGATTTCGTCGCAGATATAACAACAAACAGAGAACTCAGGGTAAACCTACTCTTACACAAGAAGATTTTAATAAAAAGTTTTTTACAGAAGGAACAAAGATATTCAATAACGACAGAGCAGATGTTCTAAATGAACTGGGCAATTATGAAACACGCGAAGTGTTTGAGAGAAATACTACTTCTTTTTCAGAAAATGGAATACCTGGTGTAAAGAATTCTGAGACTGGTGATAAAAATAATAGTGACGGAAAAACTGTAGCTGATACAGATAAGAATACTGATGAGGAAAAAGTTGCAGGATCTGAACAAGGGGGTAACCCTTCTGATAGTTCTAGCACCCTTGGTGGTGAAAGAGATTTTGGCTCCACTACAAATTCATATAGATATCCAATAGGTATTCTACCTGATCTTGATTATGATTTTATTCAGTTCATTGCTTGTGAATATAAAGCTGGTTCATTTACTGGCGGCAAGGATGGTAAGTTTCAAGGGTTAACAACAAAAGGTGATATTGAAGCTAGAGTTGGCGCTCATGCTGAGACAATCACTCTCCCAATGATTCCAAGTATATCAGAAAGTAATGTAGTTGCGTGGGGAGAGGATAGAATAAATCCACTTCAAGTAGCAGCTGCGAATATAGCTGGACAAACTCTTCAAGGACAAACAGGTGGTATTGATGTACCACAAGCTATTAAAGATTTTGCTTCAGCAACAAAAAATGAGGCAACAAGGTTATTGAGTGAAGATGGAACAAAACAGTTTATAGTTTCATATTTTGCAGGTCAAGCTGCAGGAGGTGCAAATATTCTTGGAAGAACTGGTTCTGTAATTAATCCAAACCTAGAGTTGTTATTCACAGGACCATCACTTAGATCATTCAACTTTAACTTCAAGTTTAGACCAAGAGATCCCAAGGAAGCAGAAGAGATTAGACAAATTATCAGAGTATTCAAAAGAAATATGGCAGTTCAGAGAACATCAGGTGAAAACTTTCTTCTAACTCCAAACATCTTTAAGATTAAATACTTACATAAGGGTGGTGATCATCCATTCATGAATAGACTTATGCCTTGTGCATG